TGGCACTGGTTATTCCACGTGCTTTAATATCGACAACATTAAAACTGTTTTGAAGAGAATTACTCCCGCTGCGCAAATCAAGTTTGACCCCTTTACCACTCTCGAACATTTGAATTATGTTGATTGTGGTGAAGGGGACGACCTTGAAATGCCTTGCGGGGATTTCTTCCCGTTAGGATTAGTAGAAAAGCCTATTGGTGTACCCCTCAATTCGAAATTACGTCCCAGCCTCGTCCATGGTATGATCGAGGAGCTCACCACTGCTCCATCCGCGTTGCGAAGATTTCGCAATTCGGATGGTGTGTTGGTGGACCCCCTCGAGAAAGGCCTGATGAAAGCTGGAACGACTCCCCCCTATCTTGATGAATCTCTACTGTATGCTGCCGTTGAATCTGTAAAGACTGCTGTGAATGGTTGTTCCAGTGAGGAATATAGACGAGTCCTCACTGATGATGAATCTCTCCGTGGCTTGGGTGACAATTTTGCGGCAATTTGTCGCACTACATCCCCTGGTTACCCTTGGGTGCTGAATGCCAAAGGTACCCCTGGAAAGTCTAAATGGCTCGGCAAAGATGAGGACTTCCACATCGACCCTGAGGTGACAGCTGCCATGCAAACCCGCGTGGATGCTGCTCTCAGGGGCGAAAGGACGCCCGCAATTTTTGTCGATACGCTGAAGGATGAGCGTAGGCCTCTTGAAAAAGTGGCCGAAGGAAAAACCCGAGTTTTTGCTGCCGGACCGATGGATTTTACTCTGTTATTTCGTAAGTACTTCGGGGGTTTCACCGCACACGTGGTGAAAAACCGAATTACTAACGAAATCTCAGTAGGCACTGACCCGTTAGATCCTGCCCAGTGGGGGCAGACTGCCGAGAAAGTGTTATCCAAAGGACCGAAAGTGATTGCTGGAGATTTTTCCAACTTCGATGGGACGCTCCTACCCCAAATCCTAGAAGGAGCACTCGATGTGATTGAGGACTATTACAGAGGCACTGATGAGGAGGTGAAGATCCGGTACATGCTTTGGCGTGAAATCGTGAACTCCATCCATCTCAAAGGACGTACTCTGTACATGTGGACTCATTCGCAACCCAGCGGGTGTCCGATCACTGCGATCGTGAACTCGTTGTTCAATTCAATCTCCATGAGATATGTGTGG